AAACGGTATTAAATATCCTGGTAATGAACACATGGGAGCGTTCGGTTGCGACTCTTATGATATATCAGGAACCGTAGACGGACAAGGTTCTAAAGGAGCATTACACGGCTTAACCAGGTTTAGTATGGAGGACGCTCCTGCGAACAGCTTCTTTTTAGAGTACTTATCAAGACCGCCTACGGCTGAAATATTCTTTGAAGATGTTTTAATGGCACTAGCGTTTTATGGTATGCCACTACTTGCAGAGAATAATAAACCTCGGCTTTTATATTATTTAAGGCGTAGAGGTTACAGAGGTTTTAGTATGAATAGACCTGATAAAGTTTGGAACAAGTTATCTGTAGCAGAAAAAGAAATAGGTGGTATACCAAATTCAAGTGAAGATATAAAACAAGCCCACGCCGCAGCTATTGAGATGTATATACAAGATCACGTGGGTATGAAACAAGATGGTAGTTTTGGTAGTTTATATTTTAATGAACTATTAAACGATTGGTCTAAATTTGATATAAACAAAAGAACAAAGCATGATGCGTCTATAAGTTCTGGTTTAGCTATAATGGCGAACAACAGACATTTATATGCACCTAATGCAAAAATTGAAAAACCAAAATTAAATATACATATTGCTAAGTATTCTAATAAAGGTAGTATGTCTAAAATAATTAAGAATTAATATGAGGAATTTTCCAAATCAAGTTGTTAGTGATGCTGAAAAAATAAGTTATGAGTATGGCCTTAAAGTAGCTGAGGCTATACAAGGTGAGTGGTTTGATAGAGATCGTAACACTAATAGATACAATAACAATAAAAATAATTTTCATAATTTAAGATTATATGCTAGAGGCGAGCAACCCGTACAAAAGTATAAAGACGAATTATCTATAAACGGTGATTTGTCTTATTTAAATTTAGACTGGAAACCAGTTCCTATTGTTTCTAAGTTTGTGGATATAGTTGTTAATGGTATTGCCGAAAGAACTTATGATGTAAA